GCGATTGCCCTTGCGGGTGAAAAGATCAAACCCTGCCTGCCTCAACCACGCGAGAGCGAGGTCTTCAAGGACATGCCCGATGGCGAAGATGCGCAGCGACTGGCCACTGAAGTCCTTGCCATCGCCCTTGGGTGTTGCCGTGAGTTCGAACTGCAGCGCGCGTTCACAGGCATGACCGAGGCGGGACCCCCCAAGATAATCGCGGGGCGTCCGCGTGGCCTGATCGGCGGTGAGTGCGCGGTCCACAGCTTCATTGACACGATCGGCAAAGCTGGGCTTGTGATTGAAGTCCAAGGTCAAAATGGCACCTCCAGCGCGCTCGCCTTTGCGATGTCGGACATTGCGTCCCGGAAACCTTCGACGGCTTCCTCGATTAGAGAGCGCACCTGCGCCTCGGAGAGATCGGCCAGCGATGTGCCCCAGCCGATCTCGTCCATCAGCAGCGCCACACGCTTCATGGTGGCTGTGATCGCGGCGCGCTCTTCGTCGGTGAGATCAACCATGGCGAAACGCTCCCTGGCCAATCGCGTCCAATGGGACTGACAGGGCATCGAGCAGAACCAGACCGATGGCCGGGGCCGTCTCGAACGAACCGGGTCGAACCAGCCAAAACCACGGGTGGGTTGCCTGCAGACAGCACACAGCGCCCCACGCGGGTGCCAGAGTTTGCGCCGCAATGCGGCGCTGATAGTGTCGGAGACCGTCATGGATCATGCCGCCCTCCGGTCCGGGGCTGCCGCGCTGTTGATCAGCTGGCTGATGCCCTGCTTGTTGAAACCGAAGGTCATAAGCGCCGAGGCGCGATAGCGCGTCAGGCCAAAGTCATGTCGGCATTCAGGTGGCAGGTATTTCAGCTGCTTTTCAGTTGGGGGTTGCCCCAGCCAGCCGCGGGTCTTGAAGGCGCTCTCATCGGTTTCGTGGGTGTTCAGCCAGTCATCAGCCTGAGCCAGGCACACAGTGCGCTCGCCGATGCCAAGAAGATGCGGACGCACGCCCTTGGCCCCACCGATCGCGTACCAGACACCATTTTTCCAGAAGATGCCGCCCCAGCCATTGAAGCCTGCCGCCATCAATGCGTCGTCGGTTCCGAAGAGATCGACCCAAGCGAAGCTCGAGCGCTCCAAGAGGTCAATTTCTGTCATCATGAAGCCCGACAAAGGCGCAGCAGCGTTGCCTTCGCCAGCCCCCTCCTCCTCACTTGGGAAGGCCTCACCGCAGAGCGGGCATTCCGTGGAAGCGAGAGGAATGTCCGCCTCACAACAGGGGCAGGTCTTGGTGGGCGCGTCGCCACCCTCTGTCCTGCCCTCGATATCGACGTCCTGTTCCAGTGTGCCGTGGATCAGGCTTGAGGTCCCGAAATCCAGCACAATGCAGTCGGTTTTGACGATGCCTGGGTGTTCCTCGGGGTCAACTGTGCGCAGTCCCCGGCCGACCATCTGGATCATCGTGGACTTATAGGAACTGGGGCGCAGCAGCACGACGCAGGAGGTGGGCGGGTGATCCCAGCCTTCGGTCAGCACGGCCACATTCACAATTATGCGGATTCTGCCCTCAGCGTAGTCAGCGAGGATCGCCTTGCGGGTCTCGGCCGCCAGGTCGCCGTGAATCAGCGCGGCGGTCACGCCCGCCGCTCGGAATGCATCGGTAACGTGCTCGGCATGCGCGACGGTGGAGCAGAACACCACCGTCTGCCGATCGCCGGCCTTCTCCTTCCAGTGGCGGATCACTTCGTCGGTCACGGGCGCGCGGTCCATAATGTCCGCCACCTCAGCCATATCGAAATCCGACATCGACTTGCGGACAGACCGCAACTCATCCTGCACGCCGACGTCGATGACGAAGGTGCGCGGTGGCACGAGGTGGCCCGAGGCGATCAGCTCGCCCAGCCGCACCTGGTCGGAAACGTTGTCGAAGACCTCCCGCAGCCCCTTCCTGTCGCCCCGGTTCGGTGTCGCTGTGACCCCGAAGATGCGGGCATCGGGGTTGGCTTCGCGTACCCGGTCGATGATGCGGCGATAGCTGTCGGCAACAGCGTGATGGGCTTCGTCGATGACGAGCAGATCGAGGCGCGGCATGTCGGCGAGGTTCGAGGCGCGCGCCAGGGTAGGAACTGTCGCTGGCCAACGCGGCGGCACTATTGCGGCTAGCGCAGAAGTACGGACCGCAAGTCTTTGACGCGAAAGTCGTCGATTATGTCGAGATCCCCGCTGCCCATGACGGCTGGCGGGACGTCACCTTTCGCGATCTTCTGAACATGGCCAGCGGGGTGGGCTTTGGAACCGACCAGCGCGATCCGAACGACAGCGACGACGGATATCTCGATGGCAATTATGCCGAATGGTACGAGGCACCAAGCGAATCCGACAAGATCGCGGCGCTGGCCCAGACACCCGATCTTCCCTGGGGGCCAGGAGAAGTCACCCGGTATCGCGACCAGGACATGTTCCTGCTTGGCGCGGCGATGGCCGAATACCTGCGGCGCAAGGAAGGCCCATCAGCCGATCTGTGGGACATGCTTGTGACCGAGGTCTATCGCCCGATCGGTATCCATCACGCGGCCACCAACCGCACCATCGAAAGCGATGGACGCAAGGGCCTGCCGGTCATGTATACCGGCTATTATCCTACGCTTGGCGACATGGCGAAGATCGCGACGCTGTTTCAGAATATGGGCCGCCACGGCGACGAACAGATCCTGTACGCGCCGATGCTGGCAACCATCATGGCCAGCCCAGACGACCGCGGCCTGCCGATTGGTGGCACCAACGCCTTTGGCGAAGGGCGCTATCACATGTCTTTCTGGAACGCGCGTTTCGACGCAAGCGAAACGTGCAAGCTCTATCTGCCCGCAATGATGGGCTGGGGTGGCAACATTGTCGCACTAATGCCCAATGGCATGATCGGGATCCGGCTCGCAAAGAACTGGGACGGCAACGAGGCGGTCGATGACTTTACCGGAATGGCCGCCGTCGCTAACCGTCTGGACGCATTCTGTAAGTGAAAGGGCAATGCAGGGCGTCCTTTCGGCACGGGGCTGCCTGTTCCTCGAGGTGCAACTGCCCGTTGCCCTTCTTGCTCGAAAAAGAACTCAACATCGGCCGCCTTATCTGGAACCGGCTTCGCCATGTGAAGGACCCGAGCACTGTGAGAGCTTCAACTGCAAGCGCCGCGACGAGCTGCTCAAGGGTGAGATTTTCTATACCCTCGCCGAGGCGAAGATCGTCATCGAGATCTGGCGCCGCCATTACAACACCAAGCGCCCGCACTCATCTCTAGGGTATCGCCCGCCAGCTCCCGAGGTCATCCAGTGGCCGGCTACGCCATCCGGAGCCGCTCCGCCGGCCACGCCAGCCGTAGCATCAAGACCCATCGTGCACTAAGGTTGAAACCTGACCACTCGATCGGGGCGGGCCAATTGCCGCCCTGTTTCCCAAACACTTCGAGACGGCCATTGTCGAGACGCAAGGAAAGCTAGAATGACCCGCGACCCCCGCTATGACATCCTGTTTCAGCCGGTGAAGATCGGCCCGGTGACCACGAAGAACCGCTTCTATCAGGTGCCCCATTGCACCGGCATGGGCTGGGTGCGCCCGCGCACGCTGGCCGAAATGCGCGGCGTCAAGGCCGAAGGGGGCTGGGGCGTGGTCAATACCGAATACTGCTCGATCCACCCCACATCGGATGATCAGCACTACATCTCGGCCACGCTTTGGGATGACACCGATGTCCGCTCGCACCGGTTGATGACCGACAAGGTTCACGCACATGGCGCGCTTGCGGGGGCCGAACTGTGGTTCGGCGGTGCGCGTTCGGCCAATCTTGCAACGCGGCTGGTGTCCTTTGATGTGGCCGCGATGCCCAATTCCGTGGGCCATCCGTTTCAAAGCCGCGCGATGGATAAAGAAGACATCCGCAACCTCCGCCGCTGGCACCGCAACGCCGCCCTGCGCGCCAAGGCAGCCGAGTTCGATCTGGTCTACGTCTATGCCACGCACGGCTATCTTTTGGCCCATTTTCTGGACCCCGAAACCAACACAAGGTCCGACGAATACGGCGGCAGCCTGGAAAACCGCACCCGGCTGGTGCGTGAGTTGATCGAGGAAACCAAAGAGGCCGTGGGCGACCGCTGCGGTGTCGTCGTCCGCTTTGCCGCTGATGCCGAAACGGGCGAGGATGCCCAGCCGGTCCTTGGCGAACGGCAAGAGATGTTCGCGATGATGGCGGAAATGCCGGACCTTTGGGACATCAACATTCAGGACTATTCGCTGGAAATGGGTCCGTCGCGCTTCGTCAAGGAAGCCGCGCTTGAGCCCTATATGAAGTGGGTTCGCTCGGTGACCACAAAGCCCGTGGTGACAGTGGGC